CCTGCTGCCCCTGGTAGCCGACCAAGATCACGTTGACGTCCATGGCCAGGGCCTCCTCCTCCGTCTTGAGCAGGCGTCCGATCGCGACCTCGGCCAGCCAGTCGTAGTACTCGACGGGCGTCAGTGGACGCCCGTCCGAGGAGGGCGGGGGGTGTCATCGCGCGCCTCCGCGGGTAGTTGCCCACCGCCGGCCAGGACGCGCAGGTACAGGACGCACTTCTCGGCAAGCCCGTCTGTGAGCCCCGTGCGCCAGACCTTATCCGGCAGCGCAGCAGCCTCCAGCGAGCGCGAGGGGTAGCCGAGACCATGCTGGACGACGGTCGTCGCCGCATCCAGGTCGATCTGTACGAAGATCCGGTTCGACATCGCCTGGAGGCCGCCGGGCTGGCGCACTAAAAACAGTGCCGCGCCCAGCGTGGGGCGCAGCACGTACTCCTCGCCGTCGAGGACTATGGGAACGTTCCCAGCACCCAGCGTCGCTTTGTCAACCATAGCTTCCCCCGAAGTCAGCCCTTACGGCGCGGCATCCACCCGGACGATGTTCGAGTCGATCTCCAGGGTCCCGTTCAATTTCATGACATTGTTCGCCGTGTCGAGCATCTCGCGCGCCGTCATGACCTTGGCGATGTAGTAGCGGAATGAGTTGGTCCCGCCCGGAGGCGCGTCGTTGAACTCGAACCGGAACGCGTACGAGTCGGTCTCCTTCTCGGCGGCGATCAGCGCGGCCTGCCCATCGTCGTCGTAGTCGATGCCGAACACGAGCTGCTGCTGTCCGGCGTTCCGCACGCCCTTGAGCTTGTGGGTGCGTCCGTCGTCGATGGCGTCGAATGTGATGAGCGCTGCCTCATCGCCCATCCCGCCCGCGTTCTCCAGCCAGGAGATCCGTAGCCAGGACTGCCCGTTGAAGTCGGCCAGGACGAAGTCGGTGGTCTTCGCGGCCAGCGGTCCGCCGATGTAGACCTTTGCGCCTAGGGTTGCGTGAATTCCAGCCATGGTCGGGCTCCTTCTGAGGGATTAGCCGGCGCCTCCCGGCGCGAGCGACTTTCTTTAGTCCAGCTTCGCGAGTCTGATGCGCAGGGTCACGAGCCGCCCTATCGAGTTCTCATCGTCCGCTGGCGCGGGGATAGGCCCGCGCGCCGAGACGCTAACGCAGCTCCACCCAGTCGGCGGAGTGATTGCCTGCGGTCTGCGGTGGAACAGGTCGCGCACGGCGTACGCAATCTGCTCGACCGCGCGGTACCCATCAGCCGTGTCGTTCTGACCGTACGCGGACACGTCGCGCGTGATCAGCGGCTGCTCGTTGTCGATGCCGTCATCGTCTTCGTGGACGATGTCGGGGCTGACCAGCACCATGGGGTAGGGGGCGTCGTCCGGCGCCGGCCGCCGCGTGAAGATCGGGTAGCCACCCGAGTACGCCGGCAGCAGTGCCGTGATGGCAGCCTCGCCCACCAGGGCCGCGCGGATGGGCTGAGACAGGTCCGCGCTCACGTCGGGTCCTCGATCTTGAAGCCGGAGAAGATGTAGGTCGCGTTCGCCGGGTCGCGCTCGACCAGCCGGCGCAGCTGGTACCACTCGCCGCGGAACGCCACCTGGTCGTCCTGCTGCGGCACGGTCGCGAGCGAGCCAGCGATGATGAGAACGCGCACGTCGGTCGCCGGGATGCCGGCCGTCGCGGCAAAGAATGCCGAGAACGAGTCGACGATGCCGTCGAAGGTCCAGGTCGAGGCGGTGCCCGGGACCGGGTCGCCGTAGGCGTTCAGGGAAGACGAGGCGACGCGGCGCAGGGTGCCGGTCAGCAGGCGCCCGGCAAACGCCGCCCGGACCCTGTTCCTGACCTCGCTCTCAAGCAGGGACACCATGGGTCACGAGGCCTGCCTGAGGGTAGGCCGCCGGAGCACCCCACCGCGCTTCACACCAACAGGAGCGGCGGGAGGAGGGCCGTCCTGCGGTGGGTTCCTGGCGGGTCCGATCGCGCGGCGACGCGGAGACGCTGCCGGGAGCGGGGCGTGCCCCGGCGCGACGGAGATGAGGCGCGCGTCGTACATCTGACGCAGCCTCCGCCCGTCAACCAGGGATGGGTCGAACTTGGTACCGGCCTGCAGCGCGGCCCCGCCGACCGACAGGCTGGTGCGCCCGTACGGAGGCGTCACCACGAACTGGTAGCGCGGGTCGAACAGCAGGCGCTTGATGGCATGCGCGGGCATCGAGCAACTCTCCCCTCGGAGTTCTAGGGCCGACGCGGCCCCTTACGCGGACGTCGAGACGGCGGTCTGGAAGAACACGCCCAGGTCGGCCGACGGCGACCGGAGGTCGAACGCCTGCCGCACGTGGAACCAGTCGCTGTACGCGCGGTCGTCGCGGCCCCGCGTGATGACGCCACCGAAGTCGTTGGTCTGCCCGGGGATCAGCCCCGTCCAGGCGAAGTTCGCGATGGCGGTCGGCGAGTCGATGGTCGGGTTCGGGTCGATGTACCCCAGCCAGAACGCGCGCTCGTCGACGATGTAGTCGAAGTTGTCCGCCGCACCCTCGGCCGCGGTGTTGTAGATGCCGCGGGCCACCATGACGTTCGGGATGTCGAACAGCTCCTGCAGCTTGGCCTCATCGGCCAGGCCGATGCCGACGTACTTGATGCGGTCGGCAATGTCCGGGTGCGAGCGCAGGATGCGGCGCACCGCGGCCCCCATGACCAGCGTGTTCGGCATGAAGCCGGTGATCTGGTGCATCACATCCTTGGCCGCGTCGATGACCTGGATCGGATCGGAGTTGGCGTCGTCGAACTGCAGGAACTGGTTGGTTCCAGGGGTCGACGCGGTGCCAACGCGCAGGGTCGTCCACGCGCCAGGCGCGAAGAAGTTCGCAGCCCAAATGCGGTCCGCGCGGATCATGGCCTTGTCTGACAGGAGCCGCGTGGCATTGCGGTCCAGGTCGATCGGGGCGTCCACGTTGGCGCGCTGCCGGTCGTCGACCACGTGCTCGGCCGCCCACTCGGTCGCCGAGTAGATCCCTTCGGACACCTTGTAGCCGACCTGGTTGGGGCGGCCACCCAGCGGGCGCGGCGTCAGCTCGTCGCGCCAGAAGTAGCCGCGATCATAGATCACGTACTTGTCCGACTGGTGCGTCACCCGGATGAGCGATGATGCCCGCCCGGCAATGAACGACAGCTTGCTCTGCATGTATGCCACAGAGTAGTTGGTCAGGTACCGGTCAACGTGGAGGGTACCCTGGATGTTGCTAGCGGGCATGAAGAAGTCTCCTTCTAGGGGACTGCGCGTCTCGCGACGGGCACGGGATGGGTCAGGCTAGTCGCCTTACGCGTGGCGGCGGCCCGGGATGAACGCGAACGGGACGAGCTCATTGGCCGAGGCACCGGTCAGCGCGATGCCCACGACGAAGTCGCCGGCAGCCGCGGCGACCGCCTGGCCGTTGGTGTCGGACGCGATGATGGCTCCGGCGGTGATGCTCTCGGCCGCGATCACCTTGCCGATGCCGCCGAACTGCACCGTCACCGGCTTGTTCTCGATCGCCGACTCGATGATCGTGCCGAGCAGGGCCTGGCCGTCACCGGCCACGACGATGTCGCCATCGGTGTCGACCTTGGCGAAGTAGTTGAGCTTCTCGGAGAGGTCCGCCCCGGCGTTGCGCGCGTAGAGCAGGCTCTCGTGGATCTTCATGATTGCCATGACTCAGATTTCCTCATGTGCGGGTGGTGGGGGGCGTGGGCGTCCAGCAGGCGCCCACACTGACTGCGTTGCGCCTCAGTTCGAGTTCGACAGGATGGCCCCGGTGGCCTGGAACGCCTGGAACTCGTCGGGGAACTCGCGCTCGGCCTTCTCCATGGCAATGAGCTTGGAGACCTTGTCGCGGGCCATGACCTCGGTGACGCGCTTGTTGAAGTCACCGGCGCTCTTCTGCGCGTCCCCGCCGCGGTGGCCGATCGTGCCGAACGCCGCCGAGATGGCCTTGCCGCCGGACTTGAGCATGGCGTCGAGGGTGGTGCGCGCCTTCTCGTCCATCTTGGACACCGCGCGGAGCACCTCGACCTTGTCGGCGGCGTCGCCGGCGAAGTCCTTGAGCTCCTCATCCACCCGCTTCGCGAGCTCGGCGGTCTCGCGCGCCTCGCGCTCGGCCTTGGCGATCTTCTCGGACTCGTCCGCCCGCTTCGCGAGCGTCACCAGGCGCGGGTCGTCGGACTTGCGGTACTCCTCGCCGGTCGACTCGGACTTGTAGACGACCGGGTTGTTGTCCGCGGACTTCTTCATCTTCTTCTTCCGCTCCTCCGCCGACAGCCGCAGGAAGGGCTTCTTCTCGTCCTCTTCCATGTCGTGCATGTAGTTCTTCTCGGCGTCGGACATCGCGGCGACGGCCTCCAGGTCGGAGCGCTCGGTCTCCTGCGCGTCGAGCTTCTCGGCCAGGTCCGCAAGTTCGGTGCCCAGCACCTTGATGGCGTCCTGGATCTCGGCCGACTTCTTGGCGTCCTTGCCGTCGTCGCTGGCCGCCATCTTGGTGAGGTCGGCGACCTTCTTCTGCAGCTCGGTGAGCTGCTGCTTCTCGGCTGCAGTCATGGGTACATCTCCTTCGTTGCTGGTATCTGGCCGCGCCTTCTCGGCGTCGGCTGCATCTTCAAAGTAGTCGCAGGTGTCGTCGGGGGCGATCGTGCCAGCCACCAGCGAGCACCCGGACTCGCCGTCGAAGTGGGCGCAGTCGCCGCAGCGCTCGTCCCCCTCCGCCTCGCGGTAGTTGGCCTCCGCCTTGGTATTCTGATCTTCAGCCTTCCCTAGGGGCAAACCCCGCCACCGAGGACCGGGTTCGCGATCTCTCATTATCCCGGTTGAAGAGAAAAAAGAAGACCTGTTGCGAACACGGCTTCTGACTTCTCGGTTAATGTCGCGTTCGGTTTCAATCGCTTGTTCCTGAGAAATACGACCCGCTGCTAAATCCTTTTGATTCGTGACTAATGCGATCCGAAGTTGATCATTTGAAAGAGATCTCATCGGATCATGGTCCCCCTCCCGTTCACGCCGGTCAACACCCCCCTTACCGCGACGACGCGCTTCCAAAGAAGCAGCCCGGGC